CAAAAACTACAAACACTTTGCTTATGTAATAAAAATGTTGCCTCAAATTATCGAAAAACTTAGAGATAACGGAAAGAAAATCGATGTCATAGTAATCGAAACGATACAAAAACTTCGTGACATCACTATAGATGACATCATGAACGGTAAGACTAAGAAACCGACATTTAATGATTGGGGAGAATGTGCGACACGTATTGTGCATATGTACAGATATGTTTCTAAGTTACAAGAACAATATCAATTCCATTTAGCAATAAGCGGTCATGAAGGTATCAACAAAGATAAAGACGATGAGGGCAGCACGATTAATCCCACTATCACAATTGAAGCACAGGATCAAATAAGAAAAGCAGTTGTAAGTCAATCAGATGTACTTGCAAGAATGACGATTGAAGAGCATGAGGAGAATGGACAAAAGTCATATGAGTATGTACTTAACGCTGAACCCTCTAACTTGTTTGAAACAAAAATAAGACATGCAAGCAATATAACGATTAACGATAAGAAATTTGTAAACCCAAGCATTACAGACGTAGTAGAAGCAATTAGAAATGGAAATTAAAAAATAACTAATAAGGATGGTATAAAATTATGAAAATTACAGGACAAGCGCAACACACTAAAGAAACTAATCAAGAAGCATTTATGAAAGGCGGAGACTTCTTAGGAGCAGGAGAATTCACAGTTAAAGTAAAAGATGTTGAATTTAATGACAAAGAAGGAAGATATTTCACTATCGTATTTGAAAATAACGAAGGTAAACAATACAAACATAATCAATTTGTACCACCATTCCAACAAGACTTCCAAGAAAGACAATATATCGAATTATTAAGCAGATTAGGAATTCAACTTAATTTACCTGATTTAACTTTCGATACAGACAGATTAATAAACAAAATGGGAACAATCGTACTTAAAAATAAGTTTAACGAAGATCAAGGTAAATATTTCGTCAGATTATCTTTTGTAAAAGTTTGGAACAAAGGTGACGAAATCGTAAATAAACCCGAACCTAAAACTGATGAAATGAAACAACGTGAACAACAAGCCAACGGACAGCAAACGCCAATGACAAAACAAGATAACCCTTTTGGTAATGCTAATGGGCCGATTGATATTAGTGATGATGATCTCCCGTTCTAGGACGTGATTAAATGCAGAGAATTACAAGATACCAGAGAGATAACGACGGGACTTACTCCGTCGTTGCTACTGGTGTTGAATTAGAACAAAGTCATATCGACTTATTAGAAAATGGTTACTCACTCATTGCAGAAGTTGAAGTACCTGATAACAAAAAATTATCAATAGAACAACGTAAAAAGATTTTTGCATTATGTAGAGATATTGAGTTGCACTGGGGAGAACCTGTGGAATCACTAAGGAAAAGGTTTCAAGCAGAACTTGAAATTATGAATGGTTACGAAGAAATAAGTTTACGTGACTGTTCAATGAGAATAGCGAGTGAATTAATAGAGTTGATTATAGCTTTTATGTTCCATCACCAAATACCAATGAGAGTAGAAACGAGCAAATTGCTAAGTGGAGATAAAGCTATGTTGTACTGGGCAACGATCAATCGAAACTGTGTACTATGTGGGGAATCAAACGCTGACCTTGCACATCACTATGCAATAGGACGTGGTGCTAACCGTAAGAAGATGCAGCATTACGATTATGAAGTGTTGGCTTTATGCAGACGACACCACCAAGAACAGCACAACATAGGCGTTAAGTCTTTTGATGAAAAATATATCTTACAAGATAGCTGGATAAAAGTTGACAGTAAATTAAATGCCATGCTGAAAGGAGCTAAAAATGAATTCGAGAGTAATAACTAAAGAAAATAAAAAAGAAATTGCTCATAGAATCAAGCAAATAAGATTACAAAGAAATTTTGATATAAACGAATTCGCTGCAATCTTGTATGTATCTCCTTTCTCCATAAAACAATGGGAAGAAGGTAAAAGAATTCCTAATCTTGAAAAAATAAAATTAATAGCATTCATATTCAAAACAACACCTGAATGGCTATTGTACGGGGAGTGAGAAAGATGGTTAAATCGATATTTTTACAAGATGGAGAAGAAATATTCGTAGATGATGAAGATTATGAGAGAGTGAATCAACATACTTGGTATAAGTATTACACCGGTAATACAAGACATATAAAAAAAGGTGATAAGAAAACGACATCATTAGCTAATTTTTTAGTTGAAGGTAGCACTCAAAAAGAAAAAAACAATTATTTTACTAAAGATAATTTGGTGGACATAAGATATGCCAATAGATACCAAAGAGCGAGGGGGCAAAGCGTTTCGAAATATAAAGGTGTAAATTTCAACAAAAAAGACCGGAAATGGTGGGCTCAAATATATGTAGATGGTAAGACTAAGCTTTTAGGTAGGTTTTCGAACGAAGATGATGCAGCTTTAGCTTACAATCGCGGCGTTGATGAATATTTTAACAGTGATGGATATAAAAATAAGATTGGTTATGACAATCGAGTCCCTAGTAGAACGTATCGCACTTTTGACGGTCAAAAAACAAAACATAAGGGCAAAACAGGATACAAAGGAGTTACTTACAGTTCAAAAAAATTAAACTATTTAAGTAGAATTTCATATAAACTCAACCGTTATCAAATAATGTATAGCAAAAGTAAAGAACAATCTGCATTAGTATATAACAAATGTGCTTTATATCTATATGGTGATGACGCGATCCTAAACGATGTACCTATGACAGATGAACTCAAAGAATTCATATCTAACTGGGAGATACCAGACAAAATTAAAGCACTGAAAGAAGGTGCTGGGAATGAATAATAGAGATTATATTTCATCAATTATTACTCAATTCAGTGGTCAAAATAACATTATTCCTATACCTACTATCTATATAAGAATCACTGAGGATTACCCAAGCGCAGCGTTATTAAATCAAATGATTTATTGGTCAGATAGAACAAGTAGAAAAGACGGTTATTTTTATAAATCTTACAACGAATGGTACGAAGAGTTGCATTTAACCGAATATCAAGTAAGACGCGCAACCAAAAAACTTAAGTCATTTGGTTTCGTCGATACAGCGCTAAAAAAAGCTAATGGTGCACCTACTTTGCATTATAAAGTCGATACTAAAGAAGTTTCAGAATGGATTCTTAAGAAACTTCAGAATGGAAACTTAAGGAACTCAAGAATGGATAGTGAAGAAACTCAAGAATCTTTAACAGAGATTACTACAAAGACTACTACAGAGATTACTAACAATAATATATTGTCTCCTTTGTCGACTGCGTATCCTTACAAAGATGTAATTGACTACCTCAATCAACAAACAGGTAAGAATTACAAATCTACTACTAAGAAGAATCAAACAGTCATACGAGCAAGAAGCGATGAAGGTTTCTCACTAGATGACTTTAAAAGAGTTATAGACAACAAAGTTGCTGAGTGGAAAGGCACAAACATGGAGAAGTACCTAAGACCTGAAACATTATTCGGTACTAAGTTTGAGGGTTATCTTAACCAAGAATTACAACCGAGTGGCATGGATCAACTAGAAAGAATGAAGTATGACGAGAGTTATTGGGACTAGGAGTGATTATAAATGCAATCAATGGAAAGTTTAGCTAGAAATATCAAACCTAGTAAAAACATCATAGAAGAACAACACAACCTTAAATGTAATAAGTGTGGAAACACCTACGACTATTACAAGTTTAGTAATGGACATGAGTTTAGACATGGTTGTGACTGTGAATTGATTGAAATAGGAAAAAAAGAAAGAGCAGCAAGAAAAGAGAAGTATCTCAATCGTATCTTTAACCAATCTAATGTGAATGCGTCTTTACGTGATGCAACAGTTAACAGTTACCAACCACAAAACGAACATCAAGTACAAGCCAAAAAAACAGCCATAGAGTACGTTAAAACATTCTCGGTGGATAAACCCAAGTCTTTAATCTTACAAGGCTCATATGGTACCGGAAAAAGCCATATAGCGTATGCCATTGCTAAAGCAATTAAAAACGAAGGACATTCAGTGGCTTTTATGCACATTCCAATGTTAATGGAGCGTATTAAAGCGACATATAACAAGAATGCTGCAGAAACAACAGATGAACTTGTACAACTACTAAGCAACATAGATTTATTGGTACTCGACGATATAGGTGTAGAGAACACTGAACACACATTAAACAAGCTATTTAGCATTGTAGATAACAGAGTTGGCAAGAATAACATCTTTACTACTAACTTTAGTGATAAAGAACTTAATCAAAACATGAATTGGCAACGGATCAATTCAAGAATGAAACATAACGCTAGAACCGTAAAGGTATTAGGCGATGATTACAGGGAGCGTGACGCATGGTAACGAAAGAGAATGTTATGCAAATACTTGAGTGTTC